AGAACAAGAACGACTCAAGCAATGTTGATGCAGCCTTGCGCTTTAGTGGGTTGTCCCCGTGGTAATAGCCAAGAACAATCTCCGCCTTCTTCTGAAGGTAAGGGTTCTCTTCGCTCCAGCGGAAAGCATCTTCGATGTCAGCACTAGAACATAGTGTGCTGAATACCGAACTGTAACTCTTGGCGTGAACTGATTCCATAAAGGCAATGTTAGTAAGCACCGCCTCTTCGTGCTGAGTGACTGCATCTGGCATCAGGGACATAGCCCCCACTGTGCCTTGGATGGTGTCAAGCAAAGTCAAGCCAGTAAATACTCGCATTGTCAATTGCTTCTCATCATCGTGCAATGTCTCCCACGACTGAATATCGTTAGAGATGGCAACCTTCTCAGGGAGCCAGAAGTTGGCTGTGAGACGGTTCCATACATCTAGGTCAATCTGGTCTTCAACCTTGTTCCAGTTGATTGGTCTGCTAATCATCTTTCCTCCTACAACATGCAAGAGACACACTCAGAAACGTCAGTTCCGTCTAGTGCCATCTGTCGAATACGAATATAGTAAATAGTTTTGATGCCCTTTTTCCATGCGTAAATCTGGGCCTTGTTAATGTCACGAGTTGTAGCAGTATCCTTGAAGAACAGAGTTAGGGACAAGCCTTGGTCAACGTGCTGGGTAGCAGCTGCATAGGTGTCAATAATCTTTTCTGGACCAATCTCATAAGCATCTTGGAAGTACTCAAGGTTGTCGTTCGTGAGGTATGGGGCTGGGTAATACACACGACCCAACTTGCCTTCCTTACGAATCTCAATCTTAGATGCGATTGGGTGGATACTTGATGTAGAGTTGTTGATGTAACTAATCGAACCAGTTGGCGGTACTGCCTGCAAGTTCTGGTTGTAGATGCCGTGCTCTTGAATGCTGTCAGAGAGTTTAATCCAGTCATCAATTCTAGGAATCTCGATGCCTGCTTCTGCGAACAACTCAGCAACCTTGATGGTCTTTGGTGTCCACTCCTGGTTAATGTACTTCTGGAAGAACGAACCATCTGCATACTGAGACTTCTCGAAGCCGTGGAAGGTTTCGTTCTTCTCAATTGCCAACTTGTTCGATGCTCGCAAAGCGTGGTACAGCACTGTGTAGAAGTAGATGTTTGTAAAGTCCAAACCTTCTTCAGAGCCGTAGTGGATACCAATCTTACCAAAGTAACCATGTAGGTTCATCTGGCCTAGACCGATTGCACGAGCCTTGCGGTTGCCTTCTGCAATTGACAATACAGAACTGATGTAACTCAAGTCAGATACTGCACTCAATGCACGAATAGCAGTCTCAATGCTTCCGCCGAAGTCGGGTGACTCCATAGCCTTAGCAATGTTTAGCGAGCCAAGGTTGCACGAGATGTCGTTACCGATGTCATCATAACTTAGGTCTTCGTGGTAGGTGGTCGGTGTGCTTACCTGCAGAATCTCAGAGCAGAGGTTTGACATGCTGATGCGACCATCAATTGGGTTGGCATTATTCACAGTATCCTCGTAGACAATGTAAGGGTAGCCAGACTCAAACTGCAACTCAGCGATTCTTTCGAAGAAGACACGAGCTTTAATCTTGCTCTTGGTAATCTCTGGGTTATCAACCATCTCTTGATACCTCTCGGTGATTGAGATGTCGCTCATTGCAATGCCGTACACACGCTCGATGTCGTAAGGCGAGAACAAGTACATGTCCTCGTTTGTCTTAGCGAGTTCTAGTGTGATGTCTGGGATAACTACGCCAAGGCTTAGAGTCTTGATGCGAGTCTTCTCATCAGCATTTTCCTTCTTGGTGTCCAAGAACTTCATGATGTCTGGGTGGTGGGCACTGAGGTAAACAGCACCTGCACCCTGGCGAGCACCTAGCTGGTTAGCGTACGAGAATGAGTCTTCCAACAACTTCATCACAGGGATTACACCAGACGACTGGCCCTGAATCTTCTTGATTGGAGCACCGGTCTCACGGATGTTGGTGAGGTTTAGCGCCACTCCGCCACCACGCTTTGACAACTGCAGCGACGAGTTGATTGCACGAGCGATAGACTCCATGTTGTCTTCAATGCGAAGAAGGAAGCATGACACGAACTCTCCACGCTGCAACTTGCCAGCGTTCAGGAAGGTAGGAGTTGCTGGCTGGAATCTGCCAGAAACAATTTCCCCTACTAACTTCTTGGCTAGCTTCTTGTCGCCCTGTGCAAGCATCAAGGCATTCATGGCTACACGGTCTTCAAAGCGTTCTAGGTAGCGTTCGCCATCAAAGGTCTTGAGTGCGTATGAGGTGTAGAACTTGTAGGCTCCAAGGAAAGACTCGAAGCGGAACTTGTGCGAGTAAGCCAACTGGAATACTTCCTTGACGAACTCTGGTGAGTACATGTCAAGCAATGCCTGGTCGTAGTATGCGTTCTCAACTAGGTAGTGCAACTTCTCTTCTAGAGAGTGGAAGAAGACTGTGTTCTGGTTAACGTGGTCTAGGAAATAAGACCGTGCTGCTTCTTTATCTTTGTCAAACTGTATCTCGCCATTCTCACCGTATAGGTTTAGCATGGCGTTTAATTCATGGTAACTGTAATCCAATTAGTCTCTTCGCTTTCTCTACATCCTCGGGAGTCCCGAGTATTTCAACTTTACACAGCAAGGGCACTTCTAGCTTTGCTGCAATGATTTCTGCTGCCATACAGAAGTGCTGCCCGAAGTTAGTGTTGCCCATTCCAATTACACCCTTTAGATGGGCACGATTTTCTGGGAGGTTTAAGAACTTGACAACTTGTTTAGGCACAGTGACGGAATACTTACCGGCACCGTAGGTGGGTACAACTAGAACATAGTCTTGATTGACAACTAGCGGAGAGCCAGCGTCCCAGAAGATTGGTATCCTAGTTGCTGGTATATCTAGTTTCTCTACAAAACGTTTACTGTTCTCACTTGTGCTTGAGAAGTAAACAATCAAGCAGCGAGCGTTGCAATCATATCCGGCTTAAAACCGCTCCAGTGGCTCTCTCCTGCCACGATAACCGGTGCTGCCTGGTATCCGAGAGTCTTGACGAATTCAAGGGCACCTGGCTCATCCTGCAGGCTTACTTCGGTGTATTCGATGCCCTTATTCTTGAACACTCTCTTAGTTGCATCGCACTGTACGCAGCTTGGCAAAGTATAAATCTTTACTTGCATGTTTCCTCCTTTGGTTTGGTTGGTCTATCATTGTATCACACATCTGGACAAAAGAAAAATCCCCCACCCGAAGGTGAGGGATTCTCTTTAAAGGGAGCTATTAAGCGCCAGCACCAGTTGAAGCAACGGTACCGGTTGGAACTAGGAAGCCTCCGGTTGCGATGTGACGAATACGCATTTCGAAGTCGTCATTGTCGAATGAACCATCACGAGCAGGTACGTCGCCGCCACCTAGGAAGGTTCCACCGTTCATCTTGATACGGAGTTCAGGAGTCTCGTAACCACGAAGGAAGCCAAGGGCAATCGAAGGGTTTAGAGTTACTGAAGGGATTGGAATCAAGAACCAGTAAGCTGAAGCACCAGTGTTAATCTTGGTAATCCAGTCGTTTACTACGATTTCAACCTGAGTACCGATTGGGTTTCCGGCTACTACTGAGGTAACGATTCCACCAACGGTGGTCTCGGTGCGAACTTCCTGGATAGCAAGAATCTTCTTGGCAGTTAGCTCTAGTGAGCGAGGGATAACCAATGCGAAACGTGATACAGGAGCGATTAGGTTGCCGTTGTAAGCCTGCTTGTTAGCGAACTCAATAGCAGCCTCAAGTGACTCTAGGCTTAGAGCAGCGTTGCCTGAAAGCAAGTTGCCGTTAGCTGACTTGAAGTTGGCTACGTTTAGGCCACCAGTAGCAACAAGTTGCTTGGTAACTTCTTCGTCTTCCTTGCCAGCAGCCTTTTGGGCTAGCTCGACTGGTAGACGCTCTAGAAGGCCAACGTTACCATCGTTGATGATGGCTTCCCATGAGAAGCGGATGCGCTGACCAGACTTCTTAACCTGCATTGAAGACTCGGTAGCCGAGAACCAACCAGCGGTTGGGTACTCGTCATATTCGCCAACGGTAGGCAATGAACCTTCACGGAAGGTGTCGCCTGCGTTGTCTTTGCCGTCATCTTCGTAACGAAGGTTTAGGTAAGGCTGTGCACGGAAGTCATCAACAACCATCTTGGTTGCGAACTTGTCCCAGACCTTAGGCTGTACAGCATAGTTCTCAAGAAGAATCTTGTTGATGGTTGGCACCAACTGGACTGGCATGTCTGAGGTAGAGATGCCTTCCTGTAGTGCTAGCTTGTCGCGCTTGTCTCCGCGTAGAGCGCCTTCGAGAACCTTAGCGGCTTCGATGTGGCGTGATGTGATTTTCTCAGTCATTTTTCCCTATCCTTACGCAGCCTGGGTTAGACGAACGTAAAGGTCGCCTGCCGTGGTGCCGGTCTTTGCTGCGATAGCGTGACCGATGAACTTGTTACCAGAAGCGGTAACGTTGATAACGCCAGCAGAAGTAATGTAAACTGCGGCACCTACGGTAACTGCAACTAGAGTGCTAACTTTAGCAACTCCGTTGAACTTAAGGGTGGTGTAGTAGTTTCCGTCTTCGCCAACTGCAGCGTCACGCTGCGCTAGGCCAACAAGTGCGCCAACCTGAACCAAGTCACCTGAATTAACAGTGCTTGCTACAGGAAGGACAAGCTCATTGCCGTCTTTGTAAATCTCGTTGAGAGCCATTTACGTTCCTTTTCTTTACTTGTTGCCTGAGATGCGTGACGTAATTGCGTCAAACTCATCGGCTAGGGTGGTGGTTGAAGCTTCGCTAATGACACCAGTGGTCTCATTTGCTACAGCCTGTGCAGCCGACTCGCTAACAGCTGAGACATAGTTCTTCTCGTCTGCAATTAGTTCATCAACATTCTTGGTGTTGGTCTCCGACTTCATTGCTTCAGCAACACGCTTTAGCGAAATCTTTGGTAGACCAGATTCGTTGAACTTCTCAGCAACTTCTACAGGGTCCAATGCTGGTACTTCTTCGGCAGCCTCGTCGGTAGCCTCTTCAGTCTCAGCAGGGGTTGCAGACTCTACTAGAACCTTTACAGATTCAGATAGAGGGCCGAAAGCCTCAGCGAAGGTTGCTTTAACGTCAGCAATAGCTGCGTCAAACTCATCCTTAGTGATAGTCATTTCGTTTCCTTCCGATACAGACTCCGACAGCAGATTTGCCTCATCGTCTTTTCTTGTGTAGCTCTCAAGCAGTGACAAGAACTTGCCGCCTGCTCCGGCTACGGTTACAACATCTAGGCTGGTCATTGCGTCTGCAACTAGAGCTTCGATGATTGGACCCTGACGGCCCTCTGCTTCTCCAACACGGGATTCACCCAATGCACGGATAGACAAGCCTACATCCCCAGCCATCTCTTTGATGATTGGAGCGAAGTGTGAGTAGAATTCAACATCAGCAGTCAGGCCAGTTCCATCGAACTTAGCGTCTGAAGTGAGTTTACCGGCAAGCTGGTTAACGTCTCGCTCTGGGCGGTCGCTTTCCTCTGCCATTGATGGGTGGTTCATGAAAACCTTAGTACCCTTTTTAAATACAAGTGGGCCGTACTCAGCCAAAACCTCTGCTGGGTAATAGCCTGAGCTACCCCAACCAGATTCAATAACCTTTACACGCCATTTTTTGCCAGAGCCAGTTGCACTAAAGGCAATTGACTCAGTGAGCGAAACAGTCATAATTCTCCAATAAGTTATCTACTAACAATAAGTATACCATACCGCTATGCGATTGGTGCATTATCCGCAGCACGTTGGTCGTTGCCATTATCCTGAGTTGAACCTACTGCACCAGAGTTACCTTGTGACGGAATTGCGCTACCTGCATTGGAGTTAGCATTCGGGTCAGTTGAGCCGTCAGTTGGAGGCTCAAGGTGTAGACGAGGAACGTCAAGAACTTCGATGATTGAGTTGCGGTACTCGTCCTGCCAGATTGCGCCAGTCTCGTAAGCAAGTGCAAGTGCCTGAGTCAAACGCTGTGATGGCTCGGTTTCAATCTTCGGCCAGTTAACTTCAACAGCGTCAGTCTTAGCACCGAGGAAAGCAAGCACACGCTTGTAGAACAAAGACCAAACCTGCTGGCGAGATTCCATCGCCTTCACAGTAGGAACGTCTAGGGTCTGCGCTGTGCCATATGCTCCGGAAGAACCTGGGTCGGAAAGCAACGCAACCACAGAGACTTCAAGGGCCGAAGCGACCATTGAACCAAGAGGCCGACCATCAGTAAGGTTAATGTTAGTGCCCCGAGGCATACTAGACAAATCCATGTCAGAGCCAGTAACAGCAATAGAACCAGCAGTTGAAGGTGTCGCAATAGTCGCAGCAGCATTTGTAACTCCAGCCTTAGTTTTAGCCTTTAGTTGCCATGCGAACATCGACAAGGCCTTGAGCATACGGGCACCATCTTTTAGGTACTCGTTGTAAGCGTGTGCCCAAGGTAGTGCAGGTAGTGCATCTGGTACACCGAAGACTCGGCCAGCACGACGGTTAACCATCGAGGCGAAGATGCGGTACTTCTGGTCTACAGCGAAACCCTGGATGGACGCAACGTAGCGACCGTTCTCTGGAGTGTAGGTATCGGCAGGATACCAAACGTTCTTGATGGTTTCCTTGGCAGAACCCGAGCTTAGTTCCTGCACCTTCTGGGTCCAAGTGCGACGGAAGTAGCGAACACGCTCAGTGTCGTCCGGGTCAGTCACAACAGCGGTGATTTCCTTGAAAGGAATGCGCTGGAACTGCTTGGTAGATACGTTTGCTAGCAAGAAGAACTGGCCATCGGTGAAGTGAGCACGTTCATTAATGACCTGTGCCTCAGCCGAGAACAGAACATCCTGGTTGCGAGGGTCTTGGATTGCCTTCTGGATACGAGGAGGCTGGTCGCTAAATGATACGCCACGTCCGAAGATGTACGAGGTACGCAAGCCACAACCACGCTTTAGTAGGGGATTACCCTCTGTGGTCTGGCGAATCTTCTCTGAGGTATCTTGCAGCTCTTCTAGTGTAAAACCATCAGTAGTTGAGGTCTGAGCGGTGTTCCAACCAGCGTCATCGAAGGCAATAATGGCTGAGGCCATCGATGCATAAGACTCCCGAAGGAATTCATTCTCTGCGATTTGTGCTTTTAATTCGTCTGAAAAGTCAGCAGAAGCCATTTAAAAAGTCCTTAAAGTAAGTATAAACTCTATTATACCATGCTGAAAGTATTAAATTACCATTCCCAAAGAGAATAGAAAGGGTGTTGAGCGTCCAACATTGCGGTGTCATAACCGATAATGTCGCC